GACGACGACGACGCCGGTCCGCTGCTGGAAGCTGGCGTTGTGGCGCCGGCCGACGCCGAGCAGTAGCGCCACGCGCCGGGGGCAGCCGCGATGAGCATCGCCGCCTACGTGGAGCCGCAGGCGCTGGTCGACGAGTTCGGCGAGGCCGAGCTGACCGAGCTGACCGACGTCGGCACGCCGCGCGCGGGCGAGGTGGACTACACGGTGGCGCAGCGCACCTGCGACCGCGCCAATGTGGAGATCGCCGCTGCGCTGAGCGCGCGCTACCCGGTGCCGCTGGCGCATGTGCCCGAGGTGCTGCGCTACATCGGGCTGGACCTGGCGCACTACTACCTCTACCAGACCGAGCCGCCGAGCTGGGTGCAGGCGCGCTTCGACGCCGCACGCAAGACGCTGCGCGACATCCAGACCGGCGCGCTGCCGCTTGGCGTGGACGCCACAGGCGCGGCGGCTGCCGAGCCTGCGCGCGACCTGCCGCTGTTCGAGCGCGGCGGCAAGGCCTTCGGGCGCGAGGCGCTGTGAATGGCCGGCGAGATCGATGAGCTGTGGGACGCCAATGCGCTGTGGCCGGGGGCGGTGATTCGCGAGCGGCTCGAGGCGATGGTGCCCGACCTGCGCCGCGTGATGACGGTGGACGAGTTCGACCCGAGCCTGACGCACCCGCGCCAGCTGCCGGCGGCGATCGTGATGCTCGACGCGCTGCGGCCGGACGTGCGTACGAACGTCTACACCCGCCCGCTGAACTGCGACCAGGATTGGCTGGTGGCGGTGGCCGTGCGCAGCGCACGGCCCGACGCCGACGGCGCTGCGGCGAAGGCCGGCGTGCTGCTGCCACGGGTGGTGGCCGCGTTGCATGGCTACGTGCCGCCAGGCGCGAAGCGTGGCTTTGTCTGGCGCGCCGGCCCGAATCCGAGCTACGGCGCCGATGTGAGCTACTACCCGTTGATGTTCACCTTGCAGGGCGTGATGGGCGCGTGAGCGGCCACACTCTGCACTGACCCAGAAGGAGATCCCTTATGCCTACGGCCGAGAACGCGAAGCTGCAATACGAGGGCGGCCAGTCGGTGGCGGCGATGGCGGCGCTGACTGCCGGCGCCGACCGCATCAAGTTCGTCAGCGCGGCCACGCTGTGGAGCCAGCGCAGCGGCTACGCGCCGGTGGTGCGACCGAACGGGCTGCTGACCGGCGGCGCGGTCAGCACGCATGCGAGCGTCAACACGGTTACCGTCGCGGCGTTGACGACGAACCTGAACGGCGTGGTGGCGGCGGTGGGCGCGGCTACGCCGACGATCACGCGGCCTTCTGCCAACGTGTCGAAGGTGTGCAGCATCACGGTCGACGCGTCTGCCTCGGTGGTGGTGGTGGCGGGCACGGACGGCGCCAGCGCAGCCTTCAGCGAGTCGCGCGGCGCCGCCGGCGGGCCGCCGCTGATCCCCGTGGACTCGGTCGAGATCGCGCAGGTGCGCATGACCACCAGCGCGTCCGCGGCGGTGGCCGCGAGCGAGATCTACCAGGTAGTGGGGCTGCACCAGGAGCGCGCCGACTTCCCGCTGTACACGGTTGGCTACGACAGCGGCACGGTGTCGTTCCTGGCTGCACTGGATGCGATCCACACCGGGCCGGCGCCGAAGAAGGTGTTCGCCAGCTACGCGTCGCCCATCTTCGCCGACGTGGCGCTGGCGAGCGACTTCGTTCCTCCGGAGACGACGCACAGCGTGAGCAGCACGCCGATCTACGGCACCACGCTTGGCAGCGCATCGAGCACGCTCGGGCAGGGCGCGTTCGTCGCGTACCTGAACGATGGCGTCAGCGATGCGCTCGTTTCGCTGAAGAACCAGATCTTGTGGTTCAAATTTTTCCCCGACCGCTACGCGAGCCCGTACCTGCTGACGCAGGGCAAGCTCGGGATTTCGCGCACGTTCCCCGCTGGCGATTCGATCCAGGCGGCATGTACGATTTCGTCGTCGGCCGCCGCGCGTGAAGTGACGAGCTGACCGGCCGCCGACCGATCCCCTCCCCTGCCGGCCGCATGCCGGCCTTCCGGCCCCGGCGCAGCGCGGCACACGCAGCGACCCGGGGCCGTTTTTTACGAGGATGCAAATGGCTTTCAACGCGGAGAAGTTCGCCCAGGCCGCCTTCCGGCCGCGCACCGAAACGCTCGACCTGCCGGCGCTGGCGCCCTTCTTTGACGCCGGCGAGGCGCCGCGGTGGACCGTGCGCGGGCTGACGGCATCGGAGTTCGCGCGCGCGCAGGATGCGGAGAAGCGCAACAGCTCGATCGACATGCTGATGGGCGCGCTGGCCGCGGCGCAAAGCAAGGGCGAGGCGGTGGATGCGGCGCGAAAGGCGCTCGGGCTGAGCAGCGCGAACACGCCGGGCGAGGTGGCGAAGCGGCTGGAAATGCTGGTGGCCGGATCGGTGGAGCCGGCGGTGACGATGGAGATAGCGGTGCTGCTGGCCGAGCGCTTCGCGATCGATTTCTACGTCATCACCAACAAGATTGTCGAGCTGACCGGGCAGGGCTTCGACCTCCCAAAGCCCGACGCCGCCTCGCCGACGACAGCGGATTGCGCCTGACGATGAAGCTGATCGAGCAGCGCGGCGGCTTCCTGCACCAGCACCGGCCGGACGTGATCCCGCAGGGGTACGTGACGGCGGACGAGCTGTCTCTGTGGGTGGCGTACTACGAGGCGCAGGCCGATCAGCAGCGGCGCGAAGGGGGGCGGTAGGTGGCGGACCTGAACAAGACCGTCGGCATCGTCTTCAAGGCGACTGACAACGCTACCGCGGTGACGGCCAAGCTGGCCGAAACGGTGCGCACGGTGGGCGAGGCGGCGAGCGGATCTGCCGCCGGGGTGAACACGGCCGCGGCCGCGACGCAGAACCTCGGCAGCAAGCAGCACGAGGCGGTGCTGCAGCTCGAGAAGACGCAGACGCAGGTGGCTGCGCTGAAGATCGCCTACGGGCAACTGACGGGCAACACCGAGGCCGTGGCGCAGGGGCAGGAGCTGCTGACGAAGAAGTTCGCCTACACCGGAACCGAGCAGGAACGCCTGCTGCTGGCGACCGGGAAGCTGAGCGCGGAGAACGATCTGGCTCGAGCCAAGGCGGCGCAGCTCGGCGACGAGCTCGAGCGCGGCGGCAGCAAGGCGGCGATGCTGACGACCGCCTTCAAGGCGCTGGCCGCGTCTGTGGTGGTCAAAGAGTTCATCGACGCCAACGTAGAGGCCGAGAAGTTCCGGCTCGGCATGACGCAGATCGTGGGCAGCACCGAGGGCGCGAAGAAGGAATTTGACTACGTGCGCGACCTGGCGAACAAGCTGGGAATCAGCGTCAAAGATGCGGCCGAGGGCTTCCTCACGTTCAGCGCAGCGACGAAGGGCAGCGCATTCGAGGGCGAGAAAACCAAGGTCATCTTCGAGGCGGTGGCTGGCACGATGGCGTCGTTGGGTCGCAGCAGCGCAGAGACCAACGGGATCATGGTGCAGCTCGCCCAGGGCATCAGCAAGGGAAAGTTCGAGCTGGAGGACCTGAAGTCGATTGCCGAGCGCATGCCTGGCTTCTTCAACAACTTCGCATCGTCCCTTGGCATCAGCACCGGCGAGCTGTACAAGATGATCAGCGCCGGGCAGATCGGCGGAGCCGAGTTCCTGAAGTTCGCTGAGCAGCTCAACGCTGGGCTCGCGTCGGTCGAGTTCAACACCTTCGAGCAAAATCTGGCGCGCCTGAAGAACGCGGTGAACGATGCGTTTGAGCAGCTCGGCGACGCGGGCGTGATGGACGGGCTGACGAAGGGGCTGCAGGTCGTCACGGCGTCGTTGGTTGGGGCGGTTTCTGGCTTCAGGCTTTTGGGCGAGGTGACGGGAGCCGTGGCCGGCGCGGTGGTGTCGCGCGACTTCTCGATGCTTGGCGACGCGATCGACGCGGCGATGAACAAGGCGGCCGACAGCACGCGCGGCGCGCGCGACGCGATGCTTGGCTATCACGACGAGGCAAAGCGCACGGCTGCGACGGCTGGCGACGCGTTGGGCGGGACAAATCAGTCCGCCGCAGAGACTGCGCGCCTGCTGCGCGAGAACAAGAGCGAGTCCGACAAACTGGCCGACAGCCTGAAGGCGCTCGGCATCAAGCCCGAGCAGATCAAGCAGCCGCTGGGAGAGGTCCTCAACGCCTTCGAGGATCTGGCGAAGAACCCTGCCGTGTCTGGCGCGCAGATCCTGGCCGGGCTGAAGGTGGCGTTGAAGGACGCCGGGACGATCGACGACATCAGCAAGATAGGCGGCGCGCTGACGACGGCATTCGTCAACGGCCGCATGAGCGCGGACGAGTTCAGCGCGGCGACGGTGGCCCTGGGAGACAAGCAGGGCAAGCTGCAGGCCGCGCTGGACAAGGCCAGCGGCTCGGCCAAGGCCCAGGCCGACGAGCTGAAGAAGAGCGAGGAAGCCGCGCGCAAGGCCGAAGAGCGCGCGCAGAAGTACGCGATCGAGATGGAGAAGATCGCGTCGAACGAGCGAATCAAGCTGGTCGAGGCGCGCGTGCAGCTCAACGTGGCCGACGTGCAGGAACAGACCAAGCGCATCCAGGCTGCGTTCGATTCGCTCAACACGACGATCAACTCGACTGGTGACATCATCGGCAAGGCGATGGGTGCGCTTGGCGACTTGACGCCGAACACCGACAATTTCCGCTTGGTGGCCGAGCAGCTGAACCAGGAGAACATGCGCCGCGACAAGGCGCTCGAAATGCAGCGCGAGCTGACGGCCGCGCAGATCGAGCACATGCGCGCGCAGACTCAGGCGCTGATCCAGGGCAATCCTCTGATCAAGGTAGACGGCACCGGGCTGCAGCCGCACCTCGAGGCGTTCATGTGGGAGATTCTGAAGTCGATACAGACCCGCGTGAACCAGGACGGGCTGAAGATGCTGCTCGGGGTGTGACGACGTGATGCTCGCCGCGATCGCCGCGCCCATAGCCGACCCGGCGGGGTACGTGCTGCTGCCGCTGACGCCGCAGGCGCACAGGCACGAGATCGCGCGGCGTGCGAACCGTGTCGCGACGCTGGACGGCGGCGCTGCCGTTTCGGACGGCGGCTATTCCGATGCCGACACGACGCTGCGCATGGAGTGGTACGCCGCCGATGCTGGGGCGTTCGAGGCGGTGTCGCGGCTGCTGCGCACCTACTCGCGCGTTGTGGTGGCGACACGCGACGGCGTGTTTTCCGCAGTGCCCGAGCGCTGCATCCGCAAAACCGAAACCTGCGAGGCGCAGCTGCTCGTTGTGGCGCGCCTTTCCGCCGACTGACAAGGAGCCGAGCACATGCCCGCACCCGCATCCGCCACGTACAGCGCGCAGGCGCGAATCGACGCGCATACCGCGTTCAGGACGCTGGTCGACGCCGGCTCGGGCGCTGGCCGTATCCGCATCCGCGACGCGGCCGACGTGCTGCTGGCGGAAATCTCGCTCAACGACCCATGCGGCACAGTGAACGGCACGACCGGGCAACTGGTGCTGTCTATCGCCGGCCCGGACACGTCGGCGAATGCCAACGGTACCGCCGCCTACGGCGAGGTGTGCGACTCGGACGGCGTGGTTCACCTGGCGCTGCCAACGCAGCAGGGTGTAGCGGCGGTGAGCGGCAAGCTGGTGCTGAACACGCTCGCGGTGGTGGCCGGCGGGCCGGTCGAGATCCTGAGCGCGGTGATCGGCTGACATGGCGACGCCAACCGTCTACACGAGCGCGGACGCTTCGGCGCCGGTGCTGACCGGCGAAGTCGGCAAGCTGGTGGCGTTGCTCGACGCGGTGCTGGTCAACGGCTATGGCGCCAAGGCCGCAGCCGGTTGGACCAAGGAGTACGCGGCGAGCAACTACGGCGCATACAAGCAGGGCGGCGGCGGCAGCCTGTACCTGTGGTTGAACGACAGCAATGCGCAGCTCGCGCGCGTCGTCGGGTACAAGAATATGACCGACATCCTGAGCGGCACTGGCCCGTTCCCGACAGAGGCCCTGTTCGCCGGCGGGCTGTACTGCCGCAAGTCGGTCAGCGCCAACGCGACGGCGCGGCCTTGGATTGCCTACGCCACCAACCGCGTGTTCCACCTGTTCATTCATGGTGGAAGCACGACCTACGGCACCTATGGCGGCGGCGATTCGAGCCTCAGTTTCGGAGAGCTTGATGCGGTGATCTCAGGCGACGTTAACTCCGGGTTCGTCATCGCCGGCACGGACACGAGCCCGACATCAACCAGTGCAACGCTCCTGCGCACTCCGCAACCGGCCTACAGCACGGCTGTGCTGGCGGGGCACTACCTGGCCGGCAGCTACTCGCAGACGGGCGGCGCGATCCAGTTCGCCAAACGCGGAAACTCGCTGTACGGGCAGAGCAATTCCGGCGCGACGGCGGTTGTGTACCCTGAGCCGGCGACTGACAGCCTGCACATCAGCGAGATCACGGCTCTGGAGGCTGGCATGATTACGCGCGGGCGAATTCCGGGGTTGTGGAACCTGGGGCACCTGTACACCTACTTCACTCACTTGGACACGTTCAGCGGCGGGGGCGCGTTGACTGGCAAGACG